CTCGTCGGTCCAGATGAGGATTTGGCCCCGGGTGCGCCTTGCTGCCACGATCTTGGAGGCCCCCGAGAGGACCTTGTCGCCCGCCGTGTTGGTGGCGGAGGCAGTCCAATCGGTGATGTTCTCCTGGGAGCACCACCTAATATAGAGGGGGTTCACCACCGAGGTGACGGCATCGGGGCACCCGAAAGAAATGAGATGGCGATCTTCCGGGCTCACCAGAATTTGGGTATTTTGGGATGGGGCGGTGACCTGGTAGGCCCGAGTATCGGTGCCCATCGAGGAATCCCAATAGTAGATGCCCCCCGCGCGGGGAGATGCCACGAGATCCTCGCCCCAATTATCCATGCTCCAGTAACGCATGGGAGTGGAGAAAGCAACGGAAGCCGGAGTTCCCCAAGGTTGGGCTCCGCCCCAAAGACCTGAACCCCACCCAAAAAGAGCCGAATTGGACTGCGACCCAGGGGGCAGCAGGAAGAAACCCGTGGCCGCCCCACCGGAGGTTGCGGAAGTGGCGGCTGCCGTAACACTTACGTCGATGGTGAAGTTGTTGGCATCTAGTACCGTGATGGGGTAGCCCCCAAGGGGAGCACTCACTGGGTAGATGTTGCCGCCCACAGTGGTGGCCACCGAACTAAAGTAGAAGTAATCACCGGTGTTGTGTCCGTGGGAAGTAACCCTCACGTTGATGATAGTGATGCCCGCCGAGGTGGATATGGCGTTGGTGACAGAGACGGAAGTATCGACGGGGGTGATGTCGAAGTATTCGCCGCCTTCCCACACCATTAGGTGGGAGTTGGTGCCCACCCCCAAATATGGGGTACCGTCGAGATCCACCCAGGCAAAGAGTGAGCGCGATACCCCAGGGACTTGGACAAGGTCGTTTGAGCCGTTGATATTCTGCCAGCCGCCAATCTTCTCGGGTTGGCCGAAGCGGAACCTGATCTTGTCAGAATCGTACCAGCCGCCCTCGCCCGCGTACTTGGTGAGTTCGCGGTTGACGCCCGCCTTCATGCTGACGGCGACAAGCTGAGGGGAGCGAAGCTCGGCCACTTTCATTTCCCTCCAAAGCTTCCATCGTTCATTCCGACTTCCCGCGCAGGCGTATCACAAGGTTCTGCACCGTCCTGCTTTCATAGATGCGAATGCCGGTCCACACGATGGTGAAGATGGCGGCCACGGCGGGAAGCCAGCCCGCTACTGTTGCAACAACCGTGCCTAGGGAAAGTGCGTCAACGGCCTGCTTCGCCGATTCGTTCATGACGCTCACCACGGAAGAGCGGGCTTGGTGACGGCAGGAGTGGCCAGATCGGCAAGCTGCGCGGCGACGCTGCTCTCGTGCTTAGCGACCTCGTCGGCACCCATCTGCGCCTTGACCCAGCCCACCACGATGTCCTTGGTGAGAACGTCATACTGCGTAAACGGGCCACCTTCGTAGGGGACGCCAATGGAGCCATACACCGACGCCGTGTTGGTGCCGTCCTCGCCATTGACGGTCCAATGGACGGTGCTGACAACGTTGTCCTTGCCGTCCTTCGTGACGCACTCAAGAGCTGCGATGTTCCACACGATGTTAGCCATTGTCGGTCTCCTTCATCTGGTCCTGCGCCTGCTGCCTAAGCTTGGCGATGAGGTCCGCCACTTGCCCATACGGGAGATTGGCGAGGGCACTAAGGACAAGGTTGGTTTCGGGGATGGTCAGGTCGAACTTCATGTCACTCCTCACGGCCCGGCATCACGCCAAGCGCCTCCGCTGTAGAAATAGAGCTTGTTGTTAGTGGTATTGATGACGAGCGGCGCAAGCCCCGTGATTGCCGTGGGCGTTCCGGTCGGGGTGCCAGCGCACGTGGGGATGTAGAGGAAGCCGTCCGTGGCCGTGGTCGCCAGCGCAGCGGTGCCAATACGGACGTTTCCGCTAGCGTCGATCCGCATGCGCTCTGAGTTGTTCGTCGCGAACCAGATCGCTTTGTTCGCGGTGTTTGCTACATAGAATCCGTCGCCCGACGTACCAAGCTGGATGTTGTTCGTCGTGGTGTCATTCAGATTGAGAAGCACAGCGGTGGTGGGGTTCGTGATAGCCGCCGTGCCGCCGCTGACTTGCAACTTCACGCTCGGCGACGACGTCCCGATGCCGACATTCCCGCTGCTGTCGATCCGCATGCGCTCGCCGCCCGAGACGCCGTAGTTGTTCGTGGCAAACGCGATGTAGCTGCTCGACGAAGATCCCCCGGCGACGGTTGCGAATGAGATAGCCGCGCGGGCGTTGTCGACAGGATCGTCAGAAGTCCAAACGCCGATTTGATTGGCAGACGCAGCATTACGAGTTGGAATGGCAACAGCAATGTTTCCATTGACCGTTAGGATGGCATTGGTGCTGGGCGTCGATGTCGCGACACCAACCCTGCCGGCGCTGTCAATCCGCATGCGCTCGGTAGTGCCGTTGGTGCGTAAAATTAACGCACCCGGAGTGCTCATATATGTGTTGTCATCAGAAAAAAGCTGAAGCGTTTGTTTGGCTACTCCAGAGCTATCGTTCATGAAAATAACAGTAGCATTTGGCATTCTGATAGCGCCGTTTACGTCAAGTTTATATGCTGGCGATGTCGTGTCGATGCCGACGTTGCCTGCGCTGTCGATCCGCATGCGCTCGGAGCCTGCGGTGGAAGCAGCGAGGGTGTTAGCGGCGGGGAAGTAGATGCCGGTGTTGGTGTCGCCCGTGGTGGAGATGGAGGGCGTTCCTGCAGCGCCGGGACCCACCACAACAGCGCTGGAGACGCTAACGGTGCTGTTGAAAGTTGCTGCACCATTGACCACGAGGGTGCTACCCACCGACGTGGCACCCCTGATGTTGACGGCGGAGAGGAGGTTGGCTACACCCGACACCGTGAAGGTGCCCGACACCGACACATTGCTATTGAAGACAGCGTTGCCGTTTACCAGAAGGGTGGAGGCGAGGGATGTAGCCCCCTTGATGTCCACGGCTGAAGCGAGGGTGGTGACCCCCGACACGAAGGCATTGCCCGTAACGCTAAGGGCCGCCCGCACAGCGACCGCAGAGGTGAAGGTATTAAGACCCGTGAAGGTCTGGTCGCTGGCAAGGCGCGCATACCCGGTAAGGGAGGTGGGCGTGGTGTTGACAATCGAGGTCCCGTCCGCCACCGCAAACACCCACTGGTTGGTGGGAAGGGTAAAGCCGGTACCCGAGGAGGTGCGGAAGGTGAGGTTGCTGCCCGTGGCGCTATTCTTGACCCAGTAGCCCTTCTCAACGTTGGGCACCACGATGGAGATGGCGGAGGCCACCGTACCCGCGAACTCGATGAAGGCGTTGCGCCCATCTGAGGCGGAGGCGTCCGCGATGTCGAGGGTGTAGGTGGCGGATGCCGAGACCAGGGTGATCTTGACGTACCCGGCAACCGCCTGCTCGATGAGGTTAAGGTTGGTGTTGGTCTTGGCACCCCAAGTGTTGGCGTTCTCGCCGGTGGTCTGGAGTTCGAGGCGGAGGGAGGGGGAATACGTAGAGGGCATTACACGCTTCCTTGCAGGGTGTTGTCGCCGCCGGCAGGCGAGTTGTTATTGAGGTTGTCATCCTGGCGGGTGCGCCGGGCCTCGTTGCGCAACTTCCCGACGGCGTCCTGGTACTTGCCCTCCCACAGGGCGGCGGCCTGGTAGTTCTTCATGAACATGCAGGCTTCCTGCATGCACCCGTAAAAGAGCGCCTCGGGGGCATACTCCGTGAGCCAATTAGTGGAGGTGCCCACGCTGCCAATGGAGGTGGGGATCTGCACGTAGGAGATTTCGAGGGAGGCGCTGGTGGAGGGCGCGGGGGCCACCAGAATTTGGTTGTACCCCCAGCGGGCATAGTACTTGGGTTCACCCACGGAGGTGCGCTGCGGCCAATACTCTCGGAGGAACTCGTCAGTACGCATGATGAGCTGGCTGTACCTTCCCGCCGACACATAGGTGACGTTCTTCAGCACCAAGGCATCGGAGGGAACCGATACAAGGTAGGTGGAGACCGCCACCGTAGTATATACGACAAAGCCATATGTGTCAATGTCACGGCTCAAGCGCATGCGGGTCTGGTCGATGAAAGTGGGGATGGCCGCCGCGAACTCCGTATCATCGTTTTCCGAGGCGCTGCGGATATAATCATAGAGTTGGGTGTATGAAGTAGACATGTTAGGATCTCCAGGTTCCGCTGACGTTCACGTAGGGAACTACAGTCTTCCAGACCCCGCCCACGTTCAGCCAGACGGTAGAAGGTCTCCAGGTGCCAGCGATGTTGATCCATGGCGGCAGGACGGAGGGACTTCCGCCCCACGTCTGGGTACCATTCCAGACTCCAGAACCCCACCCAGATGCCACAGGAGTAGTCATGGCGCTCCCCTATACGTACTGGAAGTAGATGTCGCCATTGCTACCCCCGGTGGGTGCCGCCGTCCCGTAGGAGATGCGGGCATTAAGGGCACTGAGGGCGGCGTTGGCGCTGGTCGCATAGATTCCCGCCAGGGAGGCAGCATTGTTGGCACTCACTGCCGCAATGCTAGCGGTGTTGGCATACACGCCCGCTATGGATGCGGCGTTGTTGGCGCTCACGGCGGCCACACTTGCTGTATTGGCGTAGACGCCAGCCACGGAAGAGTAGTTGGCAGCGTCGGCGGCCTTGACCGTGGCAATGCTGGCTGCGTTGTTTGCACTTACGGCAGCTATGCTTGCGGTATTGGCATAGACCCCGGCAAGGGAGGCAGCATTATTGGCGCTGACGGCAGCCACGCTGGCAGTATTGGCGTGGACACCGGCTATGGATGCTGCATTGTTGGCACTTACTGCCGCGATGCTGGCAGTATTGGCCGCCACATTGGCAATGCTGGCCGCGTTGTTGGCACTGGTGGCAGCCACGCTGGCAGCACTGGCGTAGTTGCCCGCCTGGGTGGCATAGGCGGATGCACTGGTGCGATAGATTTGCGCGAGGGATGCGTCGGCAGCCGCCGAAGTTGCGAAGGCAGAGGCGGAAGTCTTGTAGATGAAGGCAAGAGAGGCATCGCTGGCAGCCCCTGTGGCATAGGCTGAGGCGGAAGCCTTGTACACTCCGGCGAGGGAGGCATCGGCGGCAGCACTCACGGCAGCTACGCTGGCAGCGTCGGCCCTTACTGCGGCGATGCTGGCATAGCTGGCGGCGTCGGTGGCGTGGGCGGATGCTGACGTCTTGTAGATGAAGGCGAGGGATGCGTAGCTGCCCGCCTCGGTAGCGAAGGCAGACGCCGAAGCCTTGTAGATATAGGCGAGGGAGACCTCGGCTGTTACCGAACTTACCTGGGCGACAATGGAGGCTGCCTGCTGGGCGTAGTAGTTGGAAAGGGAGGCGGCGGCAGATGCTTGGTCCTTGTAGGTGAGGGCAAGAGATGCCTGGGCCGCAGCATCGGTGGCGTAGGCTGACGCCTGCGTCATATAGGTGAGGGCCTGGGCCGCGCGGACGGACGCCTCATCCCTATAGTTTAGGGCGCTGGTGGCGTAGGCGCTGGCGTCGGTCCTGTAGATGGCGGCGGAGGCGGCATCAGCGGCGGCACTGGCAGCGTAGGTTTGGGCTTGGTTGCGCGCCGTGCCCGCCTGCGTCGCATAGCTGGAGGCGTCGGTGGCGTATGCCGAGGCTTGGGCGGCGTAGTAGCCCGTGAGGGAAACGTAGTCGGTGATGAGATCGAATTGGGTGCCGGGGTAGACGGTGCTGATCTGCTTGTTACCCTCGGAGAAATTTACCAACTGGTTGTTGTTGGAAGAGACGATGACCGTGTCGCGCTGGAGGTAATAGAGAGCACCTACGAAGACGACGGTGCCAATCCCGACCTCAAATTGGTCAAGGCGAGAATGCACGATGGCGTAGTAGGTTTGGTTGCCGACACCCACACCCTCGGAAAAACGGCGATAGGTGCGCACCGCCCCCTGAAGGTTGATGTTGCCGGGGCCCTTCGATTCGCTATATTCGCGGACCCGATCCCCATTGACAATGGCCATTAGGGACCTCCCGGGCCACCGTCATCGAGGGGAAGCTGCTGATCGTCATTGGCATTTCCACCCACCGCCAGGTTCACATCGGGGCGGGGGTAGCGCAGCGCCTGCGGGTCGGGGTAGACGGGCGGAGGACGATTCTGCGGATGGGTGTTGAGGTTGAACTGGCCGTCGTTGCAAGTAGAGCAAACGCGCCACCGGGTGCCCGGCTCATTGCGGATCTGTAGGTAGCGGTAGCGAAAACCGCACCTGTCGCACAAGCTCCAACTGTGTTTGCCGGAGGCGAAATTGCCCATGTCAGTACCTGTAGCGTGGCACTATACGGAGGGTGGCGCGCTCCCTGTCCTCGTCGGTAGCATGCATAAGTTGCTCCTCGTACTCGGCCTTGAGCATGCCCAGGCGAGTTTCGGGGAACTGCATCCCACGGTTGAGCCCGAGGTAGTAGGCGAGGCCAGCGACGAGGGCAGGCCAGAAGCGGCGGGGCATGTCCGGGTCATTGGAGAGCTTCCCGGCATCCTGCACGAAGCGCATCTTCCAGTAGACGAGAATGTCAGTATTGTTCTCGGGCGCGGGCCAGATGTAGATGAGGGGGTTGTCCCGCTGGCGATTGACGAAGAAGTGGGTGGGCCGGCCCTGCTGCGTCTTGCGGGGAATGTCGAGGTATTCGCCGTAACCCATGCGGGTCATCATGAGGTCGGTGTCGTCACGCCTCACGACGGCATCGAGGACATCAAGGGTGTCGCTGCTGCACGAAAGGGTAGCCACCGCTGTCGTGAGGGTGACGAGGACCTGCTCCAGAGTGTGGAGAAGGATGCCGCGATTCTGGAGGTCGGTAAAGAGGAGGTCCAAAGCCCGCCGGGACACCCGGGCTTCGGTACCGAGAGTGGGCTCGCCCCCAACCCGAAGAGATGCCTGTTCAAGCAGCTCGTCAAGGGGGAGGGAGAAGGAGGTAGTCCCGGAGGTTGCCATGGCTTACTTGATGGTGTACTTGCCGCCCTTGGTGGCAGCACCCATGCCCCGGCAGGAGCCGCCGCCGGCCATCTTCACGCCGCCGCCCTTACGGTAAATTTCGGAGGGCATCACGGCCTTGCGCACTCGCTCCTCACGGGTCATGTCCTTGACGATACCCTTCATGACATCGGTATCTGAGGGACGTGGGGGAGCCGGAGGGGGAGCGCGCCTTGCCATGCGCCGCTGCTGGGAAGTGGGGCGCGTGGGGAGCATCTCCTTGGCAAAAGCCGGGCGACGCACCTCGCGGTCCACCTCACCGCCCTCGGCGTACTTCTTGACCTTGCCGCCCTTGCGGTACACGTCGTACTCGAAACCACGCTGGGCCGCGCCAGCACCACGAGACTTTGCCATTTTGGGCCTCAATCGAAGAAGAGGGTGATGCCGCAATTGGCACCACCGGAGACCTTCACGAACATAGCCTGCTCGCAACGAAGGCCCGCATCGGGAATGTAGATGGCGACGCTGTCGGGGTTACCGGAGGTAGCCCTATGCGGCATGTCCACCTGAAGGATCTTCTGGCCCGTCGCACTGATGGCCGCCGAGGCATCGTAGACGTAGAGGGTGCCCGGCAGGTCATTGTGGATGTAGAGGCTGCGAAGACGCGTGGGCCTGTCCACCACCACCGTAGAGGTGGCAGAGGTGAAGGCCGACTTGATCTGGGTCCAGGACATCTGGCACCCTTACGCGATGGTCGTGTACACGGGGATGTAGTAGACCGTGCCAGCGGCGTTCTTGATGGGCAGGTAAGCCGGGGCCGACGACACGTTCATGCCGTTGATGGAGGCGGCCACCACCTGGTTGAGGATGAGGGAGCCATCGGTATCGACGCCCCAATCGGCGGCGGAGGTGCCAACCGAAGCGACGACGACAACGGGGTAGACTTCGCGCGTGAAACGAGACATGATGCACTCCGTAGAATAGGGGAAAATTGTGCCCCCGATTCTGTTGCCGGGGTGGTCCCCCAGTGTAGCATAGGGTACCACGAAAAGCAAGAGGGCCAGGGTTTCCCCCAGCCCTCCCACTTACCTCACGGTAGGGTAGGTCAGGTAGCGCCCGACGAACCGAACCAGCCGCGCCAATCGGACCAGCCGAAGGCGTAACGCTCGCGGGCCTTGAAGCGCAGGTTGCCCGTGTCGAAATCCGGCTCCATCTTCGTCTGGAGCGGGACTCGGACGAACATCTTCGAGCCATTGGGCGCATCCGTCTTGATGAACCAAGCGTTCGTATCCGTGAAACGCTGGTTGACGGTGTAGCCACCCGGCAGCATCCCCATCGACTTGATGGAGTTGAGGTCGTTGTCCGTGGTGCCGACACGGCCCGGGGTCTTCAGGAGGCGCTCGGCCACGAACTGAAGCTGCGGCGGGATGTGCAGGCTCACGCCCTTCGACCCGATGAGAATGCCACGATCATCCTTGAAGAGGGAGATCGCGATGAGGGCATTCTCCAGGGCCGTCTCGGAGAGGTCAACCGCAGCCGTGTTGCTGAAGTTGCCCGCGCCGATGGTGGGGTGCGACGCCGAGAAGAGCGGAACCGCATCGCCACCAGGGAAGGCCGTGTTGAAGCCGTTGTTGTAGATGTTGGCGGCCTTGACCTGCTTCGTGTTGGCCATGGCGCGAGCCAGAGCCTTGGCACGAACACGCGCGAAGGTATCATAGAGGTTGTCCTCCATGGCCTCCTCGGTGATCGAGAACGCGAGGGCGATGGTCTCCATGGTGTAGCGGGAGGTCCAGGCTTCCTGCGCGTTGTCGTACTCGACGGCGGCACCCTCATCCTTCGTCGGCGCAGTGCCGAAGCCGGTGAAGAGCACCTCCTCCTCGAACGCCCTCTCCGAGTTCTCGATCTCGAAGAGCGGGAGGTGCTGGTCGTCGACCGAACCGTACTCCACGCCGAAGACTGCATTGAGTCCCGGGAGGAGCTGCTTGGCAATATTTGCCCTAGTGATAGCTGCCATGTGTCTTTACTCCTTAGAAGGCCGAGGCCTGCGTATCGCGGTGCTGGACGATCCGCACCTCGACGATGGGGAAGGCATCCCCAAGCGCGTTGTCCGGCGTGTCGTAGACGCCGATGAGACGCACCAGCTTGGTGGCCGTGGTGCGCGTCGAAGCCTTGAGGACGGCCTGCGACTTGCCGTAGGAGGTGTTGACGCTGCCGATGGCCGAAAGCTCGAAGTTCAGGCCCAGGTCGCCCGCCGAGACGGAGGCATCGGCCTGCACGATGAACGTCGCACGGTCATCATCCACGACGTAGGCGTAGATGTTGCTGTCCGCCGAAGACGTGCCCGCCGGGAGGTAGTTGCTCCACGTCGGACGCTTCGTCACCGGGTCCACCCACTTGAAGCCCTTGGCAACGCCGATGACGTAATCCGTCGCCGCCGAGGCCAGGGCAAGGGTGCCGCCCGCAATCTGCTTCACCGGGTCGCCGTCACCAATGTCCGAGGAACCGGCGGACGCGCCGACTCGGTACGTGTTGAGTGCGCCGCTGTTGGGGCTGCCGCCCCGGATGCGCACCGGCTGGAGGCCAAAGGGCCGCTTCGTAGCAGTCATGCTCTACTCCTCAGGCGGCCCTTGGTTTCAGTCGAGAGTAGGGGTGCGGCCACCAGAAAACACCTTGCTACTACTTCCGCGATTCGATACAGGCATGGCGCGGTTGAGGTTTCGATTCTCCTGCAACTGCCGGTTGATGGCATCGGCCAGGGCCTGGGTCCTCTCCGCCATCTGCCGGGTACGAGACTCGGAGATGTCGAGGGGCAACTTGGCGAGGGCGAGGTCACCGATGACGATGAGGTTGCCGTGCGTGCCGTACTCCATGGAGGGAGCCTCCGGCCACTCGGGTGCCTCGTCCTTGCGGACGAACTCATACCCCTCGCGCATGCGTGTCATGACGTTGACGGGGTCGGGCTTGCCCTCAAGCATCACCCGGATCCAGCGGGTCCCGAAGCCCTCGCTGAGGAAACGCCGGGAGAGACTCTCCGGCACATCCAACTCGTTGGGCTCCTTCCACTCACGCTTTCGCGCGGTATCTTCCCGCGTACTACGCATCGTCATGTTACTTCCTCCCGCGCTTGACATCGATGTTGACGTATCCGTCACCCGCATCCTGGATCTTCTCCATGTAGCGGGCGGTGTCCTCCAGGGTGGCACCGAGGCGATTGGATGCCCTCACGGTGCCCTCATCGAGGCGGATACGCCTACTGGGAGTGCGCGACTGCCCAGCAACGACCGGCTTTCGGGGTTCCGGCTCACCCTTGGAGATCTTCGAGGCCATCCGGGGCATCTCTGCCATCAGGCGCTTCTCGACCTCCTCGTAGAACTCGGCGCTGGAGGGGTCATATCCCTCGGTCACCAAGTCGTCGGAGATGGCCACTGCCGCCGCCGTTGCCAGCCTGTCAGCGTTGGCACCCCGGCCAAACCACGGATTGGAATCCATCCACTCCTTGGTCGCGGGGGCAAGCTGCTGCGGGGCCTGCGGGGCCGGAGCCTGTGGCGCGGGGGCCGGATCCACCTTGTTGCTGCGCTCCCAGGCATCGAGGGCCTTGAATTCAAGGCGGGCCTCAATGAGGTCATTTTGCGCCGCGAGGATGGCGTCCCGATCTGCCGCGTCGTAGGCATCCTGGAACCGCTTCTCCGCCACCTTGATCTTGTCCTGCAAACTGTTGCGGTAGACCGTGTGGGCGGATGTCTCGGTTCCCTTGGCCTTCTCCAGGGCTTCTGCTGCTTCCTTGGCCTTGACCTCGGCGGCAACTTCAGCCCTGCTAGCCCTCTCTTCAGCGTCCTTGACACGAGCGAGGAGTTGCTTTATCCGCTTCTCCGCACGATGTCCGACTTTCTCTTCCTCCGGGGCATTTTCGACGGGGGTCGCGTCGGCCTTCGGAGTTTCGGTGGGGGCTACATCCACCTCGACCCAGTCTTCTTTGTTTTCCACAGTTGCGATCCTGCGTTACGCATTCCCAAGATACTTGAAACGAAGTGGGTTGTCAATACCCTACTCGTTTATACGGGCGGGATCCTGGATTACCGCCAGTACTTCATCGTCGTTGAGCAACAGGAATTTTACGCCACCATAGGAGAACTTTGCTCCAGAGTAGCGCGGGTAGAGAATGTAGTCCCCCACCTTGCACCAAGGCTCGTCGCCCATATCGCCGCGAGAGTAGGCCATGGGGCCCACCGCCTTCACCTGCCCGACGCTGCGAATGAGATCCATCGTCTCGATGGTGGCATCCGGGATGATGATGCCCCCCTTCGTCTTGGGGGCATTGGGGATGGGGCGCACCAGGATTCGCCAGCCCCTCACCGTAGGGAGGTCGGCGGGATCCGGGATAGTAGGGTCGGTCCACCAAGTGGTGTTACCCGCGCTCTTCGCTGTCGGCATCTGCATCGACTATTTCCTCCAGTAGTTGGATCGCCGCCAACATACCAGAGGAGTAGCCTACGTGCCACTGATAACTTTCAAAGGAGTCGGCCCGCCCCTCTATTAGGTCCAGGGCGAGCCGTTTCCTTTTCTCTTCGACTGCTCGACGGAAGTGATTTAGCACTTGCCGCCCTTCATGTAGCCACCCTTGGCCATCTTCGGCATCATGCCCTTGGGCATCATACCCTTGGCGGGCATCTTCGCCATGCCGCCCTTCTTGTAGGTGCCCATGTCGTCACCCCGGAGGGTAGCGCGCTTGGCACGGGCGGAGAACTTCTCGGAGGGCAGCGCGGCGGGATTCCCCATCTTGCCACCCTTCATCATCGGCTTCTTCATCATTGTTGGCTCCTCAGTAGTATTTGGCGGGACGGGTGCCCCGCTTCTCACAACCGCCGCCCTTCACGCTACCGCCCTTGGCGTAGCGAGGGCCTCGGGTGATGGTGGCGGCGTCGGGGTTGTTCTTGTCGCTGCGCGGCGGCGGAGCCTTGGCGCGAGCGGCTGCACGGTCCTTGGCCTCCTGCGCACGACGCGCGACCCCGGCGGCAACATCCTTGTCCAGTTGCTCCAGGAACTGGGTCTGGCGATCCGGCTCAGGGGACTTCCGCCCAAGATCCGGCATGCCGCGAAGCTCATCATCGTTCCCCGTGGGAGCGCTGCGAAAAGGCACCGAACTACGATTGCGTTCCACTTTACCACCCTCCTGGTAGGCGGGACCCTTTGCCCGCATGGCCGACGACAGGAAACCACTACGGTCATCCGCCCGGTTGAACTCCTTAGCGACCTTGCCGGGGACGCCAACGCGCTTGGCAAAAACGGGGTCGTGGGCCGCCGCCGCCATCATGCGGGCCTGGCCAAAAGACTTACTGGGCACCGGTTTTCCTCCCGATTGCGGAGACGGCCTGAGTGGCAGCACGGCGCACACCCTCCGTATCCTTCTGCTTGATCTTGAGCCCCTCGACATAGCCCTTCTGGTCCTGGGCCTGCTGGCGCAGGTCGAGTTCGCGGTTGCGCACCGCAAGCTGGGCCGCGTGGTTGAGCATCTTGTCCTCGTGCTCCTTGGCACGAAGCTGAAGCTCAGTCATGCCCAACTGCAGCGTGGGATCCTGGGGCTGCTGCTGCGCCATGGCCTGCTGGATATGCATGGTGGCAACCTGCTGGGCGGCCATGGCCTGGGCCTGGTCCCCGGGGACACCCTGGGCCATCGCAGCCTCGGCATACTGCATGAGCATATGCTCGCGGATGTTGGCCTGGAGGAGCGGGGCCACCTGGGCAAACACGGGGGAAGCCCCGCCCATGGGATCCTGGAGGAAGGCCATCTTGGCCATGATGTGCGCCTGGTGGTCCTGGCCCGGGAAGGCAGCGATGGGCATCCCCTTCGAGAGCACCATGATGTCCTCAAGGGGACCGAGGGGCTGGGGCTGCTGCTGCGGCGGCAGGATCTTGTCGACGTTCTCGACTTCCATCGCAGTGTAGACGCGCTTGTAGATTTCGCGCATGTCGTGCATCTGCGGGTTCTGCGACGCCACCTGCAGGAGGGTGGTAGCCCGCGTGAGGCGGTGGGCATTCGACGGGGTGTTGGGATCCGACGAGGGGATGATGTCGACCTGCGCCGCTATGTCAGCAAGGAAAATTTGGCGCGGGGCCCCCTGGATATCGTAGGGGTAGGTGTTGAGGTAATCGCGGTCGATGCGCCGGAGGATCTTGAACTCTTGCTTTTGGGCGGCGTGGATGCGCTTGTGCGTGGCACTAAAGAATTTGGTGCTGGCTTCCAGGAGTGCCAGCGTGGTGCCCACGGGGCCGTAATTGGTAGAATCCGCAATGACCTGCTCCGTCGTGTCGGCAAACTTCTGGCCGGCCCCCACCATCTTGTCGTGGAGGGCGAGGAGGGTCTGCGACGGCTCCTTGTAGGGGAGGGGGTAGATGGCCTTGGAGATATCCTGGAGGGTGGCATCCACGTCACGCCACTCGCCGGGGGCGATGGGATCGTTGGCACCCACGACGCGCATGCTCTTGAGCTTGAAGCCGCCCTGCAGGTTGGCGAACATGCCCGCGTCCACCAGCGCCCGCATGGTGAGGGTGGCCGTCTTGGCGAGGGAGCCGATGAGGTGGATGAGGCCCAGCCCGTAGAAGCCCATGGTGGGCACGTAGCGATAGTGGACGAACCACTCCAGCTTGCGCTTCTGGGGGTCGTTGGGATCCCAGTTACGGCGGATGGAGAGGACGCGCCGGGTGCCCGAATCCACCGTGACGACATACGGGAGGTTGGCGTCATCCTCCAGCTTGAAGTAGCCGTGGTACTCGTAGAGGACGTGGGCCCTATAATTGGTGGGCTGTGCCACGCCCTGAAGCTCATCCACCTTGGCGGCAATGGCATTCTGGTCGATGAGGCCGGGGGCCCCCAGGGGAACGTCGCGGTAGAGGCCCGAAGCCATATCGGCCTTGAGGTCCTCGTCGCCCCTATAGATGATGTGGGTGTAGCGATCAGCCCTCCGGAGGTCGGGGGCATTGTAGCTCACGACGAACTGGTCGACGGGGACATACTCAGCGATGGGCCGCCCGATGCCGTTGTCGAAATAGAGCTTGCGGAAGCAGGAGCCCACGAGGGGAAGGGCAAAGAGGAGCCGCTCCGTCTCGTCGAAATACTCCACCATCTCCTCAAGAATCTGGTAGTTGAGGAACTCCTTGAGGCGCGCGGCAGCAGCTTCCTTCTCGGGGGTGGAGTTGCCCCAGATGCGAGTGCGGACGGGGCCGGCAGCCGGGAAGAGTTCCTGGACGGCCTTGCTCTGGAACTTCACCACGTTTTCCAAAAGGAGGGGATGGTGCGCGGTGCATGCGCCCTCGAAGGGCTCCGCCGTCTCCTCGATCTTGAGCCCCAACTCCTCCATGCCCTTTACGATGAGGTTTTCCCATTCGGCGCGGGAGTCAAGGTCGGCCTTCACGTTTTCGCAGATGGTGCTGCCCATCATCCCCAGTTCGGATTCACTGAGGGTTTCCGCCAGGTTGGCGTCGTGGGACTGGTCAAACGAAGTTTCAACTTCGTCGACGCCATCGTCCAATTCAACGATGGTGCCGCGCAACCCCAGGACTTCCGAAGGCATGCTGTTTTCAATGGCCATGCCGCATCATATCACGAAACGCCGGGGTAATCAAGCCCTCCAATACGTCCTCCTTTTGCGCGCGGGTTCCTCCTCCCCCACGTTGTCATCCTGGTTATAGAGGGTGTAGCTATCGCGGAGGTAGAGGAGGGCCATGGTCATGGCGTCCACCTGGTCGTCGTTGCGCCCCTTGGGGAACGCGAGGGATTCCTCCACCAGGTCGTAACTCCAGGTTTGCTCCTCGGGGAACCAGACCCGCCCCGACACGAAGAAGCGCATGATGGCGTGTACCCTGGCCATCTTGTCCTGCCCCTTCCCCGGCACGTAGGGCATCACCGGCAACCCAGCCCGCTGGAGGTCGGGGTAGAGGACTTCGCCGGAGGCCTTCTTCTCCACGATGATCCTATCGGGGTTGTACTTCTTGGCCAGTTGGCGGGCCTGCTCCAACAACTCGGGGTACTCCCATTTGCCCCGCCGGTTGGCCAACAAAAGGGCATTGGGCACATTAAACTCCTTGCCCCGGCTGTCCTCGTACCCGGTGGTGAAGATGCCCCAGACCTGGAGGACGCTGTAGTCGTTGGTCTCCTTCTTGCCGAAGGCGGTATCCGCGCTCATGATGACGCTGTCGCAGGAGGGCAGCGGCTTGTCCTTGGGCCACCACTTGATGTTCTCCACCTTGATGAGGTTGCCCTCTTCGCCGGTGGGCTCCTGCATATAGAGGGCGTTCCACTGCCCCCGGGGCATCGTGGGGTCATCCCGCAGCCCCTTGAGGTACTCGGCGGGCCACCTCTCGGGCCAGTAGGACTCCTCTTCCTCGGTCAGCGCCGGGATGGAGAGTACCTGCCATTGCTCGGCGCGGGGGTCATCCTCGGCGTTGCGGAGGAGCCAGCCGGCCAAATCCTCTTCGTGCCACCGCGTGGTGATGATGAGGATGCGCCCATCAGGCTGCAAGCGGGAGCGAAGGCCGCCCGGCCACCAGTTCTTGACGAACTCGCGGGCGCTCTTCGACATCGCATCCTGCTCGCTCAAGGGGTCGTCAATGATAGCAAGATTAGCGCCCCTACCTGCAATGCCAGCAGTAATACCAGCGGCGACATATCTACCTCCCTGTTCCGTATCCCATCTGTTGGTGGCCCTACTATCACTTTTGATGCGCGTAGGGAAAAGCTTCTGGTAGTCATCCGACATCACGAGGTTGCGGGTGTCGCGCCCGAAAGCGTTAGCTAGCTCCTGCCCGTAGGAAACTCCCATGACCTGCCACGTGGGGTGCCGCCCCAATACCCATGAGGGGAAGAGGACGGAGCCGTTGACG